ACGATTGCTTAATAAAAAACCTGAGCCAGAAGAGTTTGTATGCTCAAAATAAAATTGATCGTTATAGAAAGCGATCGATTGTCTTTCACTTGAGTCGGCGCTACTAAAAAACCAGTCATTCGGATCGTCTAAAGATGAACGCTTTAACCAAGCGCTCCAAGTCCAAGTCTTACGGTCACCCGTACTGGAAGGAGTTCGATCTAGTTTTGGGGTATCATTTTGGTCAAACATCAATGAGTTTGCTATGTCATACGCACCAGTTTGAGCAGATGCTCCACCAAGTATGTTGTTACCAGTTAATCCGCTCATGAATAGTCTAAGGTTGCTACTGCTTGAATGTTAGTGCTGTCAAGAACTACGTAATCAATACGATCTACCGCTCCCGCTGTCGTAGATAACGTAGGTGCAGTGCCTCCAGTAAAGTCCCAGTAAGAACCCCAAGAGGCTGTTCGTGATCCAGTACCGTCTTGCGTAATAAAGATAGCACCTGTTTGCCCTGCCGTAATACTGGTAGGATTATTAAAGGTAGCGTTATGCGCTAACGTAACCTTGTAATTATTACTGTCTGACATTGCAATAGTAATACTTGCTGAAGACGTAAGCGTAGTGATGTTTCCTGATGAAGCAGATACAGCAACAGTTCCACCTGCTGTCTTTGACTCCATAGCGTCAACTTTTAAATTACTCATTAAGACTCCTTGTAGATTTCAACAGTGGTGTATTGCTCAGTACCCCAACCAGTGCCTGTGCCGTACCCTCTATCTGCTTTTGTAGTGTTAACCCGATGCTGTATGCTATAAACATTTGATCCGCTAGGCGTAACTCTTAATGCCCCCATTGAGCGGGTTTCACCATCATAATCGGTATACGAATATTCGCTTGTTCCAACGCCAATTTCCGCAGTTCCAGTAACATCGTACAAACGACTTTGATGCCCCCTTGTATCTCCTGCGGGTGCTGACCACGTAATCAAATAATTTCCTGCGGCTAATGTAAATTGATTTGTTGAGATTGAAACGATGCCGTTAGGGTCGGCAATTTCAGTGTTTAAATCCCTTGTCTGCCAAGAGCCAGACGTTGCAGTACCACCATCAGTACCAGATGATTTTTGATCTGCAATAATTGCGTAAGATGAAAACAAACCAAATCCAGACACCGTTGCTGATGCGTGTGGTTGTACGGTTGTCCCAGACCCACCCAACGTAAGCGTTGAGCCAGACTCTTTGTCTAATGCGTTTACATTAATAGTGCTCATACAATCACCCACGTTGATCCGGTAGGAACAGTAACAGTAGCGCCAGAATCTATAGTAATTGGGCCTGCGCTCATAGCACTTTCATTTGTAGATATAGTATAACTTGTGGTTACGTTTTGTTCATTTTCATAAAACACTTGGTCACCACCTGCACCTGTAGCGCCTGCGCTTACAACTCCCCAAGAAGTATCTGTACCGTCTGTGGTTAGATACTTGCCTGATTGACTTGATACGTTGGGAATAACAGCGGCAGTTGAGGTTGATGGAAAACTATTCTTAAGAACAGTCTTTACCATGCGAAGGTGGTCATCACCCTCTCCTACAGGATCACCATCTACAGGATTAGTAGATACTAATTGTGTTATCCAACTTGCTGTTTCTAAAGCCATTATGCACTAGCCGCCGTTAATGTTACGGTAACCTCAAGAGTGTCACCAGAGATAACTGATCGTGCAGAACCAAAATCAACAGCGCCATATATTGTGCCTGACGTTCCAGATTTAGTATTGTCGCTAGTAATAAAGGCTCCTGCAATAGTAGCCGTACCGTTAATAGAATAACTAGCCTTGCTTGCAGAGTTATCAATACTACCTGCCGCCGCTGTACCTAGTGTAAGCGTTTGTCTAACGGCTTGACTGTATGTAACATTCTCAGTCCATCCTGCATGAGATGCCATAGTGTCACCTGCCGCTACAGAACCTGCGTTCTTTAACCCTACATACCATGCGGTAATTTGTGTAGCGCCGTCAAAAGAACTGGATAATACATGGTTAAGACCTTCTGTAACGACCAAGTTCTTTTTGGTTACATCCCATTTTAAATTGCCTTCGGAGTCGAAACACTTTATGTTCCAAATGTTTTTAAGTCCTAAGTTCATATCGCTATCATGTTTCATGTGCAAGCCTCCATTGGCTTTTAAGTTATTAGTTTGGGTAATCAATTTTTGTCCATATACTAGAAGGTTCGTCAACTGGGTTCCATAGTAGTGAGTCACCGTTAGAGTAAGTCATGGTTATTCCAATTGTAGTTGTTTCTGAATGATTAGTATTATTTATATAATTATTTTCAATACCATACACAACACTTCCTACTGCGGCTAAAACACTATTGCTAGTTACGCCGCCATTAATATCAAACTGTGCTGATCCTGATATAGTAAAGCCACCAAAATTACTGTACCCCTGTTGTAACCCATAAGATATAGATTCTATAATGTGATGCTTAGACTCTTTACCCGATGTTAGGTTTACACCAAAACTAATGGCTACTATGTAATCAACTCCTGATAGTAAAACTAATCCAGAGTTAACGGTAAATATAGAAGCCTCTGCTTTAGCAGGGCTATTCCAATCAATACCTATGTTAGACCAGTAGATAGGTGAACTGGCTTCAGCCCACGTTATAGGGGCTGTCATGGATACCCGCTAGTATTCATCACCCTTAGTGCAGAACCAGAGTGTCTGTCTTTGTTGTCTTGTTCTTGTAGGTCTGTAATAGACTGTTGGAATGCTGTAGCCCATAACTGAACCCTAGGATCATTCATAATAAATGGCTCTGCTTCTAACATAGCGCCATATAAATAGACATCAGGAGCATTAGTAAGCACCCAGTTAGTAGTTACAGTTCCGCTAAGATTTTCAAACCTTTCGTAAAATAACATTTCTACAGTTTGTACTGTATCTGGTGTTGGGCCTAACTCAAGTTCATTAGCAATAACAGTATAAAACTTGGGAGTACCGTTAGCAGAACCGCCATATAAGCGGTCAAATATTTCAGGTGTGACATATTGCATTGGGGTTACAGGAGATGTATTAATCTGTAGATTACGCATTTGTATAAACCTAGAAGGTAGTGCTAGGCTTTGCTGTCCTGCTACAGTAGATGCGGTTTGCTTAGACTCCATAGCACGAATGCGAAGTAGGCGATTAAACCTAGACTCCGCTAATGCTATAAACTCTGGGATACGATCAGTCAAATCATCACGATCTAACCAGTTCGCTACAGCAGTTTTAAGTTCTGTGTAGTTTGATATAGCCATTATCTACGAGCAATGTAATATACTGTATTGTTTAGGGGAGCAAAGTTTGTTTGTGTTGCGCCTGCTTGTCCGGGATTGTATAGCCACATAGTTATAGCCTCGTTGGTGTAGTTCGTAGAAAAGCGTTATTAGGATCGTTAAGATATTTCTTCATTAACTTAGTATCCTTTTCTATTGCTCCATTAGTTTCTTTCATCCACTGTTCCCATATGCCTACAGGGATAGATGCTACTCTCATGCCATGCTGTTGCTTACCAAAAGTAAGTTTATCACCATAGTCATTTAATAATTCTTTATTGTTATTTAATATACCTTCTACATCTTGATGAGTAACAACACTGGCTGTGCCATCAGAGTGTTCCTCTACTGTAGTTTTACGGTAATGCTTATCTCTCATAGCGGTAGTGATCCTCTATCTTTTGACATTGCTTTTAAATCTTTGACTGCTTTTTGTACAGATGCTTTAACAGTGTAAGGTTTTTCTTTTACTGTTTGCTCTTTAGGTTTTTTAAGACCTTCCTTAAGTAGTTTTTTACTCATAGTTTCCTCAGAAAGAAAGGCTCCCCCGAAGGGGAGCCAAACTCATTACGCCGCTTTCACGCCGATTACTGCACCGTTAGCCTGACCATTCTTACCACGAAGGCCATACTCAGCAATCATCATCTGCTGTACGGAATCACCAGTCTTAGCAAGGGTTTCGGTTGTAAATGGACGCAAATAATCAATGCTCCAAAAATCAAAATCCAAGACATACAACTGGTTTGCTAGACACAGACGGCTAGGTACAATTTTAAACGTACCAAAGTCTGTAACGATTACATCAACAGAGTTGACCGCATGGGCGGGTGACGCTTTATCATGGTTAGTCACAATATCAGCAACGACAGAACCTGCCAAAGCCGACATCTTAACTTTCAATGACGCATCACACATGATGATGTCAGGGCTACCACCTGCTTCCCAAACCTGCTGTACGCAATCATTGACCATATCCATAGTCAATACAGCGTCAGCACCTGCGGCGGCCGCAACAGCCGTACCATCACCTGCGTTAGCAATAGGAGCCGCAGGGCCTGCTGATCCATCAATGATGTTGGAATCAGCCGCAGTAGAATCGCCAAGCCAAGACATCAAGGCCGCAGTCTTACGGGCAACACCTGCCGCACCTGCCGCTTTAACATCTTCACCAGTAAGCATCAACTCCATGTCACGCTTAATTTCTTTAGCGCGTTTGGCAAGTTGATACGCTTGCGAGGACTTACGACCCGCCCAAT